TCTTAATTATGGGAAGTTTAGGAGTGAGAGTATTACCTAGTGGGTATGCTCAGTTATACCACACACGTAAAGGTGGACTATCTACCTTTGGTGGTAATATAACACAAGCCATTATTAATGGTGGGGAAATCCATTGCCAAACTAAAAATGGAAGAACACAAATCTATAGAATCAACAACAGTGAGACTGGTGTTGTAGGACCTATCAGGACATTCTAATGGGATATGAACTTAAAGACTGGCTTAACTCTATCAACTTCACTAAAGAAAATCTCATTGCTGATGACCCTTCAGCGATATCTTCTTATCCTCCTTACATCGTTAATAGATGTTTGTCTGGTGCTGTTGATAGTGTCTTATTTGCGAACGAGATAAACATGAATGCTCATGCTGATAAGGACATGCAGTACTCTTTCTTACTATATACTTTACGGAAACGAAAACGTTTCTCTCCTTGGTTAAAGAAAGAACAAGTCGCTGACTTGGATCTGGTCAAAAAGCACTATGGATATAGTAATGAGAAAGCGAAGGTCGCATTAAATCTTCTAACCAAAACCCAACTTGAATATATTCGTAACAAACATGACATGGGAGGAAAAAGATGACTGCGATCACAGATGAGGTTAAGTGGACTGTTGAAAGCATGGTGGAAGTTGTGCTTAAAGAACCAGATGACTTCCTAAAGGTTAGAGAAACTCTTACGAGAATTGGTGTAGCTTCACGTAAGGAAAAGAAATTATATCAATCTTGCCATATTTTACATAAGCAAGGTAGATACTACATAGTACATTTTAAAGAACTGTTTGCTCTTGATGGAAAGAAAGCAAATCTAAGTACTAATGATGTGCAAAGAAGAAATCGTATCGTACAATTACTAAGTGATTGGGGTTTGATATCTATCTCTGCTAAAGAAACTATTGCAGATGTAGCACCTCTGAGTCAAATAAAAGTTCTCGCTTATAAAGAGAAGGGAGACTGGACACTAGAGAGTAAATATAACATCGGTAAGAAAAAAGAGGATTAACCGTACTTATAGTTACGGTATATACCATAACATATTTTTATAGTTCGTGCTTAAATAAGTATGTACGCTTCGGGTACACAAATTAAACACTCGCTTATTAAAGGAGAACTATTATGAACAATTTAGCAAGATACCATGCTGCAAATCTTCCAGATCTAATGGAGAAGATTTCAAGAAATAGCATAGGCATGGACGAATACCTCAATCGATTCTGGGATGGAGTAGATACGACTTCCAATTACCCACCCTATAATATAATCGAAATCAACAATGTGGAATCGAGGTTGGAAGTTGCCTTGGCGGGCTTCAAAAAAGATGAGCTCAAAGTCTTTACGGAGTTTGGAAAATTACATGTCGAAGGCAGCAAAGAAAAACAGGAGGATGATAGAACATTTAGACATAGAGGAGTGGCCGCAAGATCCTTCTCTAGGGTCTGGACACTCTCAGATGATACCGAAATACGAGGAGTCGAATTCACCGACGGATTGCTCGTGGTTAAACTGGGAAAAATAGTTCCTGATCATCACGCTAGAAAGGATTTTATCTAGTGCTACATAGGGGGGATTGACAAATGTTGATCTCTCCTTTATAATGTTTATATTACAGCTATAGCTATGGCAAAAAAGAAACAACCAATAGACGTAACTCCTAAAGCACAAGAAAGCTTAGTTAATTCAGAAAGAATTAAAATTATAGTACTCTTCAATGGTGATAATGTTATTGCTGATCTACAAGAAGCAGTTGATAAAGAAACTGGTGCTAGACAGGCATACATTATGAACTTCCCTTATAAGGTAGAGTATTCACAACCTAAAGTTGATGGAACAGGTATAGTAGAAGACCCAGAAGTGAGAGTTAATTATTCTCCATGGTGTCCTCTAACACCAGAAACTAAGATTCCAGTCAATCATAATATGGTTGTCACTATATTAGAACCAGTACCTAGTCTTCGAGATACATACATTACTAATGTACAGAAGTTAGGTGGTACTGTAAAATGAGTGTAAAACTTTTATTATTAAAATCTGGTGAAGAAGTAATTACAGAGGTAAAAGAAATCTTAGATCCTGATAGTAAGGATCCAATAGGTTTTCATATGCACAAACCATTTAGATTAGATATCGTATCTAATGATGAAGAAGGTATTGTAATTAATCAAACAAAAGGTTACCAAGTATCTTGGTTTCCATGGGCACCTCTAAGTAAAGAGAGAGATTTCTTTTTACCAGGTCATCATGTACTAACTGCATATGATCCTTTAGATTCTATTGTTGAACAGTATCTACTTGCAATCAAAGAAGAAACGTACGAAGAAAACTTCAAACGACATGAAGATATGGTATCTGGTGTAGATGGTGATGAACTAGATATGGAACAACTCTTCGCTGACGCAGAAAAATTATTGGAGGAGGATAATGCAGACAGCACTGATAATTCTTAAAAGTGGTACACATATAGTTACCAAGGCAGAACAACTAGAAGAAGAACCTAGTTGTCATATGCAAGATCCATACATGATTAACGATGATGGAACGTTGGAACCGTGGCCACGTTACACAAATGATACGGACATCTTGCTTTATTCAGAGACTATTGCTACAATAGTTGAACCTGATGATTCAATCAGGAAAAAGTATGAGACAGTGACTAAATGAGTTTTTACACCAACGTTCAATTAGTTGGGGATAACTTACTTTACCTTGGATACGAGAATGGACAACGTATTCAACGTAAGTTTAAGTTTTCTCCAACTCTTTTTGTCGTTACTGATAGGAAAACTAAACACAAAACTCTTGATGGCAGGTATGCAAAACCTGTCAAGTTTGATTCTGTCAGAGAAGCAAGAGCTTTTGCTGAAAAGTATAAACATATAGAAAATTTTGAGGTTCATGGTTATGACAGGTATCTCTATCAATTCATATCGAAAGAGTTTCCGAAAGAGATTGATTACGAAATTAAAAGTCTTAAAATTACATCTCTTGATATTGAAGTGGCATGTGAAAATGGGTTTCCTAACGTGCAGGAATGCTCGCAACCTCTTCTTAGCATTACAGTACAAGACCATCTCAGCCGTAAGATCAAAGTATGGGGTACCAAACCGTATACAAATAATCGAGATGACGTTGAGTATATATTGTGCAACGGTGAAGAACATCTTCTCCGTTGTTTTCTTGACTATTGGATTACTAATTTCCCAGATATTCTTACGGGATGGAATGTAGAACTCTATGACGTACCTTATATTTGTGGTAGATTAGAACGTCTCTTTGGTGAGAAAGAAATGAAACAGATATCTCCATGGGGTATCGTGCATAGAGACGAGATGGAAATCAAAGGTCGTCAGCAAATTATATACAACATGTATGGAATCAATGTTGTAGATTATCTTGATCTCTATAGGAAATTTACTTATACAAATCAAGAATCATATCGTCTAGATCACATTGCATTTGTTGAACTAGGTCAAAGAAAATTAGATCACAATGAGTTTGAAAACTTTAAAGATTTCTATACAAAAGATTGGCAGAAATTTATTGACTATAACATCCTTGACGTGGAACTTGTAACTCGTCTCGAAGATAAGATGAAGTTGATAGAACTTGCCATTGCTCTAGCATATGATGCTAAGGTAAATATAAGAGATGTCTATTATCAGGTGAGGATGTGGGACACCATCATCTATAATTTTCTCAAAGATAAAGGTGTCGTTGTTCCACCAGCAAAACGATCAGACAAGAATGAAAAATACGAAGGTGCATATGTTAAAGAACCGAAACCAGGACGTTATAATTGGGTTGTCAATTTTGACCTCAACAGTCTTTATCCTCATCTCATTATGCAGTATAATATCTCACCCGAAACTCTCTGTGAGAGCAGACATCCATCGGCAAGCGTTGAGGGGTTATTGGGGAAGCGTTGTGAGATAGATGGGAAATATTCTGTAGCTCCTAATGGTGCACAGTATCGTAAAGATAAACGTGGTTTCTTACCAGAAATTATGGATAAGATTTACACTGAACGTGTTGTATATAAGAAGAAAATGATACAGGCAAAGGATGAGTATGAAAGAAAACCATCTGCCAAATTAGAAAAAGATATTAGTAAGTTTAATAACATACAAATGGCACGTAAGATTCAATTGAATAGTGCTTATGGTGCTATTGGTAATCAATACTTTAGGTATTATAATTTACGTAATGCTGAAGCGATTACTTATGGTGGTCAGTTCAGCATTCGTTGGATTGAAAACAAAATGAATGTATATCTTAATAAGATATTAAAAACTGAAGGAGAAGATTATGTTATTGCTAGTGATACTGATAGTATCTACCTCAATCTGGGTCCTCTGGTCGAGACTGTATACAAGGGAAGAGAGAAAACTGATGAAAGCGTTGTCACGTTCCTTAATAAGATCAGTGAAATGGAACTCGAACCTTATATTGAGAGTTCTTACAAAGAATTGGCAGAGTACGTCAGTGCCTATGACCAAAAAATGATTATGAAACGTGAGAACATTGCATCGAGTGGTATCTGGACAGCAAAGAAAAGATATATGCTCAATGTTTGGGACTCAGAGGGTGTAAGATACAACAAACCAAAGTTAAAAATGATGGGGATTGAAGCAGTAAAATCTTCTACACCTGCCCCATGCCGAACTGCTATTAAAGATGCTATTAACATCATGATGAATGGCACAGAAAACGATTTAGTATCCTTTATAGATACGTTCAAGGATGAATTCAATTCGTTACCTCCCGAAGACATTGCATTTCCGAGGTCGGTCAATGGACTACGTAAATTTAAAGCGTCAGGAACCGTGTATACAAAGGGCACCCCTTTACATGTTCGTGGAACTTTGCTTTATAATTTTTATATCGCAAAGAACAAACTTGAATACAAATACCCACTCGTACAAGAGGGTGAAAAAATAAAATACCTTTACTTACGCAGACCAAACAAAATCAGTAATGAGAACGTAATCTCTTTCCTTAATACATTCCCTCGTGAACTGGGAGTGGAAGGGCAGATAGATCGTGATGCCCAATTTAAAAAAGCTTTTCTTGACCCTTTACGAATCATCACAAATGTGATAGGATGGGAAACAGAGAAAGTATCTAACCTTGAATTTTTATTTGCATGACTTCATCATTTTTAAAAAACATTGTTAAAGAGATTGACAATGAATACG